CTAGCTTCAATCTGCATTAATCCTTCAATACGTTTCTTTTCTTTGTCACCATGAGTAAATCCAATAAGGTTGTTTCCATATTCAATATATTTTCTAGGTGATGTATCTGTATTAACAATTACATTTTCATTATTATGAAAGAAACATTGTAATGAACAAATTGCATGATATGAAGAAAGAAAATCATGGTTTCCATTTATACAAAAAACTTCAACTGGAGCAAGTTGAGATAATTTAAGAATATTTTCAATTAAACATTCCAACCCATATTTGAAAATTAATTGTGGACTTAAATCTGTATCCTGTCTTGTGCCAGCAGTAGTAGTACAATTTACATTATCTACATGAAAGAAATCAGAACCAACAGGAAAAATAATTTTTTCAAATTTCATTCCTGAAACATTTGATATAATATTATCAACAACAGAATTTACACATTCTTTTGCCAAATTATAGTTATATGGTTTTGCAACATCTTCAGACATACTTAATTTTCCAAAATGCACATCTTCTATAGGTACTTCCAACATTAATTCACTCTGAGAAGGTTTTAAAGCCTTAACAATAGGAGAGGTGTATTTATTCACCAACTCACTATAAAATGCATCTATCTGCTCCAGAGTTAAATCTACTATAGGTTTCACCGTAATAAAACTTGCATACAAAGTAACAATACCATCTTGTTTGCTAATTACTTGGCGAATATTATTTCTTGCACTAACAATTTTCCAACAAGCAGTATCAAAACCATGTGCCTTTAAAATGAATGAAGGGTCTTTTGAATCTTCCTCATTCATAATCAAAAGCTTGTTAGATGAATATGTACCATCTTTATTAATAGATGTTTCAGAATTAAAATTCTTTTGCATTTTTGCAATAGCATCATCATCTGATGTATCTTCTTTTTGATTGAAATATTCTGCAACAAAAGCACCACCGAAAATTGTTCCATTTGCTTTTCGAAGCGTATCTGCCGAAATCTGTAAATTATATTTATTGCAAATTTCTTGCCAATCAATATCATTGATATTGTTTTTTTTATCAATAATTAACTGGACACACTCTTCATACTGCTCAGAGGTTAATCCAAGTTTAGATATTTCATCTGTTAGATTCATTTTCTCAGTCCTTTCATTGCATAATTTTAATAGCGGAAGCGAAGGGATTCGAACCCCTATGCCGATTCACACCGACCTATCTGTTTTCAGGACAGACCTCTTCACCAGTTTGAGTACACTTCCATAAACATCCGTATTCGGATTCGAACCGAAAACAACCGCTTTAGAAGAGCGATGCTCTAATTCCATTGAGCTATACGGATACAAGCATTATATGGGAATCGAACCCATATTGTCTGATTGGAAATCAGAAATCATAGCCTTTAGACCAATAATGCATAAGCTCCCACACAGATTCGAACTGTGACTAATTGATTACAAGTCAAACGTGCTGCCATTATCACTATAGGAGCAATAGTGGATGTGAAAGGACTTGAACCTTCGATATACTGGTTAAAAGCCAGTTGCCATACCGCTTGGCTACACATCCAAAATGGAACTGGTGGGATTTGAACTCACAACCTTCTGCTTGCAAAGCAGTTATTCTCCCATTAGAACTACAATCCCATACGGAAAGCATTAGAATCGAACTAAATACCTTTCGGTACGCACTGTTTAGCAGACAGGCTCTATACCATATAGATTTACTCTCCAAAAGGTGTATTGAAGGAATTGAACCCTCAACCATAGAATCACAATCTAGCGTTTTACCATTAAACTAAATACACCATAATGACTTCGGAGGGAATCGAACCCATCAATCCCCCCTTGAAAGAGTGGTGTCTTAACCATTTGACCACGAAGCCATAATTAAGGTCATTGCCTACCTTAATGCAGTAGGTTTTCATCTGCTATAACTCCGCAAAGTTATACCATTATTAATGCGGAAGTGAGATTCGAACTCACGACACCCAGCTTATGAGACTGGTAAGCTAACCGCTGCTTTATTCCGCAATAAAAATAGAATGTGTCAGATTTGAACTGCTCCCCATGACCCCAAATCACGTATGCTACCATTACACCACACACTCTAAAATAAAGGTTCTCATTATGTAGAGAAGCACAATGCTGGTGACGAGATTTGAACTCGTACTGCTATATGCAATTGGGGCTTAAACCCAATGTGTCTGCCAATTCCACCACACCAGCAAATTAGTGAAAGAGAGGATTTGAACCTCTACCTTCCGTTGTCTTATTCATAAATTCGGATATTCTACTTTTAAAATACTTTCACTATAAATGGGAGAGGTAGGATTCGAACCCACAATGTATCTTACGTCACTGATTTACAGTCAGCTTGCTTCACCATTTTGCATACTCGCCCATAAAACAGGAAGTTAAGGATTCGAACCCTAAACTTACAGTTTTGGAGACTGTTGTGTTGCCATTACACCAACTTCCTATAAGCTCCCCCAACAGGACTTGAACCTGTGACATTCTGGTTAACAGCCAGACGCTCTACCAACTGAGCTATAAGGGAATAATTGGAACGAAATCATCCAACTTTTGTTGAACTACATTCCAATCCAATAAGCGACTCTATTGGGAATCGAACCCAAATCTTCCGAGAGACAGTCGGATATAATTGCCTTTATACCATAGAGCCAAAGTCGGGTGTATGTACACCCTCATTAAGAAAGGTTAAATATGAATGTAAGAAGTAACCACAAGAATCAACAGGTGGTTTTATATAAACAGTTTAACTGCTTATAACAAATTAAGAATTAATCTTTTCCTGATAATTGCGTGTAATATTAGCTTTCACTTTAATATGTTCCGCAACAGTAATGTTCTTTCCAGTAAGGTTATTTTTCTTAACCTTCTCAGGAACATGAGAACTTTCAAGAGTAATTCCTTCAAATAATTTTACTGAAACATCTGTCTCAGGTGTAGCATAAGCAAGTGCTTCAACTACAGTATCTTCTAAAGAGTTATATATAGAACGTACAAGAGCAATATCTTTATGCTCTGCATCCGCAATACGCTTAATAAGACGTTCTTTTGTGAACTTTTCTTTATTAACTGTACCCATTGGTATAACCTCCTTCTTACTTAAATTTCATGGGAATTTTTTAAAACTACACAAATTAGCTTGTTTTCCCCCTAATGAACATTTCAAAAAATTTAAAAGCCCTTAAAACAAGGGCTTTTAAAAATTCTTAATTTTGGCATATAACCTTAATTGTAAGACTTTTATAAAATTTTTTGACCCGACTTCATTTTGTTTCTTCTTGCTCTTTGAGTCTCTAATTTACGATTTTTTCTATATTCTTCATAACAATCTGGACATCTGCAAGTATTATTATTTTTTGTCAACACATCAAACCATTCTCCGCAATCTACACACTGAATACTTTTATGATTATTTTTACATCCATTTTCTTTTATATTTTCATAAATGATATTTCCATAACATAACCATAATGCAACTTTGTGTTTACTTTTCTTAATTCCGTATAAATATTTTACAAGTATGTCGGCTATTTCTGATTCACTATATCCAAATTCAGATAAAGCTGTTTTTATTTCATTTGAAATATTTTTATATAATAAATCCTGTACTATTTGAGAATGTTTCATTAAATCAGGAGAGAGATTTTCTTTATAATTTAGATTGATTTGAAAATGATGTTTGCTACTCAACTCACAATATTTTACAATCAAGGGGTCAGTCTTTTCCTTTATTAATTTTCCTCTATCAGTAAAATCAACACGACATTCAATATCGGGATTGTGCATAAGCAACTTATAATCTATAGTTCCTAATTTTAATGACCTACAATTAATTCTCGGATTGGGGATAATGCTATTTAGCTTATTTACAAAACTTGCATTTATATTTGAAACCTGTACTTCATCCTTGTCCTTTGCATATTTGAAAAAATGAGGAACATTCTCTTTAGTGTGAGCAATGATTTTTTCATGAACATCTTTTGGACGTTGCGGTTTATATAAAGTTTTCGCATAATCAATGACGAAGTTATTTTCCATACAAAGTAGTTTAACAAGGTCAATAGCTTCTTGTTTTTCCTCTGGTGTTCCTGAAATAAATACCTCACTGTTCCAAATTTTAGAAATATTATTACTATACAATCCAATATTTCCACCTGTAAAAGCAGCCACCAATCCATTATAAATATTCTCAGATGTTAGAAGAGTGGGGGATGCTTTTCGCATATTATAATACAAAGGAACAATCCCTTTCATATTTCTTTCTGCGACTTCAATAAATTTCCTGTCAGACACCACAAGAGACTTATCTCCATCTACATCAAACTGAAGAATTTTACTAATTAAGTCATGGCAACTGGTATAAATGGCATCAGTATCAAACCATTCTCTTATAAGTTTTTGACGTTCATTTTTACAATACGCAATATTTTTTCTTATTGCGTGTTCTTTGTAAAGATGAGGAGAACGTAAACAATCCAACTTATCTGATTTTCTAAATAACCAACAGAATACTTCTTGGTCAGCCAATAATCCTTCAGGGTCTTTTATTCCCTGAAACCAATATTGACAAGCTGCATAAAAATCAGGAAGTAAAAAAGTATATTTTCCATAAATCTGTAATTTTCCAGACTTATACTGTTTTATCATGCTATCTTTAGTATTCCTCAGTTGTGTTTTTACATATTCGTCATTCAATAGGTCAGGATATAGCTCTACAGACTTTTGAAACGAATTTTTATGTAAATTATAAGGGGTAATACCAAATGCATCTTTAATGTTCTCAACAGAAGAACAAAGATTTTGCAATTTATTGATAGATGGTTTTGCAATTTCCAATATCTCCTCATCAGTAATATCAGTTAATGTCTGAAGCATTTGATAATTGATTTTTGCATTTCTTATTCTATCCTCTTCAAGATTAGTATATCCAGCAGTACAATGATATTTTTTATAATATTCTTTGTATTGTTCCCATGAATCATAATACTTCCACATTTTGAATTGTGATTTTGTAAATATGATTTCAATGCCTTCTGCGATAATATCATGTTCTTTTCCATAAATGTCCTTAATGATAGAAGAACAACCATTAACCTCTATAAAATGAACATAATCAAATTTTCCAAGTAGTCCTTTTACCCAAGGTAGGCGAACCATTCTGTTTTTACCCATATGAGGTAACATCATTCCAGCTCCA